AGAGGAAATGTCCTCTGAATCATCAGAAGAGATAGCTGAAGTATCTGAAGAGAATCCTAAAACAGAAATGGCTGAAGAAGATGAAACTATTATGGAAGATCACGAATCTGAAATGAGAGAAGAAATCATCGAAGCGATTATGACAGAAGTAGCTGCTGCTATTACATCTATTAAAGATGAAATGACAGAAGTGAAAGCTAAGTTAGAAGATCATGAGGAAAAAATGAAGGACTACATGAGTAAGCCAGCATCAGATCCTACTAGTGAAACTAAATTTAGCAAAACACCAAATATTAAAACCCCTAAAGCAGTGTACAATACTAAAAGGTACGAGAAAGCTTTATTCAAACTTAACAACTCTAAATAATTAAATTATGGCTTTAGACGTAAACGCGTTAAATGACTTTAACAATGAGTTAGCAGGTAAATTAGTATTAGATACAGTTTACACTGGTAACACAGCAGAGTATGTAAGCATCCAAGAAGGCATCAAATATCAAGAGCCTCTCAATCTTGTATCAGTAGCACCTTACTTCCAAGGAGGTGACTCAGTATCAACTGCTTCTGGATCTGCAGACTTTTCACAAAGAAACATAACTGTCACAAAAAGAACAGCTTATGATTCTTGGAACCTACAACTTCTTACTGAGAAGTATACAGGTAAAGCTTTCTTACCAGAAGGCTCTTACGAAGATACAATGACAATCTTAAACGAAATGTCAGCTGATCTTGTAAAGAAATCACAACAAAATAACGATGACTTCCTATGGAATGCAATAAGTGGTTCAACGTTTGCTAACTCTACTGTAACACCAGTAGCAGATGGATTCAAGAAATTAATTTCAGGATCTACTTCAGGAGTAAATGTAGCAACAGGAATTGGAGCTGATGCAATTGTAGCAGTTACAGCTTATGCACAAATAGCTAAAATGTTAGAATCAGTAGATGTTAACGTATTAGACGCAGAAGACCTTACTGTATGGTGTGGTACTTCAGTATTCCAAAGAATTATTCACGGACTAACAACACAAAACCTATTTCACTTCGATCCTACAACAGTAGCAAGAAGAGGAGGATTCTACGAAGTACCACTTCCAGGATATCCAAACATTAAGATTATAGGTACGTACGGTCTTAGAAATTCTGAAAGAGTAATCATCGGACCATCATCAGATATGGTAGTAGGTACAGACCTAAGTTCAGACACAACTAATTTTAGCATGTGGTTTGACATTAACAGCGACGCACTTAAGTATAGATTAAGAAATAAATTAGGAGTTCAAATTGGACACCCAGAGTATTTCGTATCTAACGACCAAGCTTAATTAGAAGCAAAAAAACAGTAAAGGGGGTTTTTATTAACCCCCAATACTTATTAACCAATAAAATTATAACATATGTCTTGTGATATTACATCAGGGTTTAGTTTAGCTTGCCGCGATAATATTGGAGGTATTCAAAACGTATATATTTTATCTGGATCAGTATCATCAGTAACTTCTGCAACAGGAGCTATTAGTGATATAGATGGTTCAGGAGTATTTTACAAATTTGAACTTCCAAGAAACGTAGGTGACTTTACAGAAACTCCAACACCAAGTTTAGAAAACGGCACAGTTTACTATTCACAGGTAACAAATATCTCTCTTCATAAATTACAAGCTTCTATTAGAAATCAAGTAAAAGTTTTAACAGCCAACCCAGATCTAAAAATTGTTGTCCAAACGGAGAACGGATCAGATGATAATGTTGGTAAATTCTTTTACGTAGGTCGCTACAGAGGAAGCGTCGTAACAGGAGGAGCAGGTACGACAGGGACTGCAATGGGAGATGCGAATCAATATTCGTTAACTTTCGAAGCAACTGAACCTTACCCAGCAGAAGAGATCACAACTAGTGGTGCTCTTACAGATGCTTTAACTGGCATAACAGTCAGCTAGAACAATTATTAGGAAACAGGGGATTGGTTTTGAGAATCGATCCCTTTTTCTTATATTAAAATATAAGTATGTTGAACTTTTACACAAATTTAGAAACAGGTAGCTTTGTTGTTTGGCCAGAAAGTGGTAGTAGTACACTTACCTCTTCTATAAATGAATACAGTATGCAACTTGTAGATGATTTAGATTTAACGTCTGGATCATTTGATGTGTATAAAATAAACAACCCTACTAAGTTATCAGAATACTTAGTATTACAATATTATAGTGGTTCTTTTCCATCATCATCAGGACAGTATACCTACACTTTATTTCAAGATGTAGATACTGCATATAAATGGATAGAAGCCAATTTTACCTATCTTTCTACAAATGGAACATGGGGAGGTGAACAATCCGGTGGTACAAATGCTATTGATAGTGGTAGAGCCTTTGTGTTTGGAACTAATGATCCAGAATTCACTAAGTATATCTCACCAAATGAATCAGGATCGTACATAACATATTACACAGGATAATGGCAGAAAATAAAAAATTTACATTCAAAACTCTAGAAAACAATAAGCTTAGAAAGTTTAGTTACCTAGAAGATAAAAAAGATACTAAGTATATAAAGAACGGTTCTGATAATCTATTTCCTCAACACTTAATTGAGATGTATAATAGATCATCAGTTAATGCAGCAGCAATAAATGCTATTGTTCAAGGTATAGTTGGACAAGGTCTAACAGCAAACGAAGAAGTATACTTAGAAAGAGCAAATAAATACAACGAAAGTTGGAATGATTTATTTACAAAAGCAGCTATGGATTTTAAACTTCATGGTAGTTTTGCATTTGAAATAGTGTATAGCAACGATAGAAAAAGATTTGATGCTTATCAATTAGATTTTTCAACGTTAAGAGCAGAAGAAAAGAATAACAGAGGATACATACCAGGTTACTTTATATCTACTAAGTGGGATAGTAAGTTAAGATTCAACAATAGTGTATATGAAGATAAGGATATAGAATACCTACCTTGTTATAATCCAGAAAAAGCTCTAGAAGAACCAAGACAAATATTTGTATATAAAGATTACAGACCAGGACAGGAATATTATCCTCTACCAGATTATGTAGCAGCATTAAGAATTATCGAACTAGATACTTCTATTGATGACTTTCATACAAATAACATTAAAAACGGTTTAGCACCTTCATTAAGTATAACCACTTTCACAAATGGTAGTCCAGATCAATTGTCTGAAATAGAAAATCAATTGAATGCTAACTACGGAGGTACTAATAATGCTGGCTCACTTATATACATGGACGTGCCAGATAAAGAAGTAGCTCCAGTAATAACACCTATACCTCAGAATGGTGCAGATAATTACTATGTTACAATAAATGACATGGTAGTACAAAAGATACTAACTGCTCATAGGATTACATCACCAATGTTGTTAGGTATAAAAACAGAAGGACAATTAGGTGGTAGATCAGAATTAGTAGATGCACATTTATTATTCTTAAACCTAGTGGTATTACCTTACCAACAGGAACTACTTAAATCAATGGAAGGATTAATGCAGTTTATGTACCCAGATATTGTATTAGGAGTAGAACAAAAAAGATTACTTGAAGACGGAGACCAGGAAGAAGAAGTAATTGTAGACTCTGAAACAACAGATTCAGAAGAAAATGAAGTAACAAACGAACAACCAGAACTATTAGCTTAAAATGACTACAACCTTTTTAATATCAGAAGCAAAGATAAGAAACTTTACAAGCCTTAATAATTCTGTAGACACAGACTTAATTAAAAATTGTATACGAACAGCACAAGATTATTGGCTTCAAAATATTATTGGAACAGTATTATATGAAAAGCTTTTATCAGACGTAGATGCTGATACCTTAACTGGTAACTATAAAACTTTAGTCGATGACTATATACAGGATTATTTACTATATGCTGTATACTATGAAACATTAGAAGAAATATATCTAAGACCAAGAAACAATGGACTACTAAGACCTAACGGAGGAGAGAACTCAGATCCAGTTGATAAAGATCTTTATGATATGAAAAGACAGAGTGTAAGAAACAAGCAAGAGTATTATGCTGAAAGATTAACAAACTACATTCTAGAAGAGTCAAATCTATTCCCTGAATTAGATGAAGCAGATAAGCTTTACGAACAAAATCCAGATTATACTAGTAAATATAATAACCCTTTTGTAATGAAAGGTGGTTACTATGTAGATTTTGCAAGAAAATATGGAATTAAAACCTACGATAGACGATATAAACAATACCCGCAATAATGGCAGCAGACTTCAATTTAACCAATCAGTACATATCAGCAAGTTTTCAACAACTTGTACAAATAAGCGGTAGTATACCTGTAGATGGTACAGGATCTGCCATTGCTAATCTAGATGTAACAGCATCACATGCAGTAAGTGCATCTTATGCCGTAACAACAGAAACACGACTTACATCATCTTATGCAGATGTTGCAGCATTAGCTTTAAATTCAGATCTTTTAGACGGTAAAGATAGCAGTGCATTTGCTACTACTGGTAGTAATGTATTTGAAGGTAACCAAACTATATCAGGTAGTGTCACTATGATTAAATCTGGAAGTGATTTAAGTAGATTAATTATTAAAGCACAAGGAGGAGCAATACCAATTGTAGTAGCAGGTAATTTTAATAAATCAGAAGACCCTTTATTTTATCAAAATAGTGGTATACAAGTAAATGGTGATATATCAGTAGTTGGAGATACATCAAACTTTAAAATAATAAGTAATACAGTAACTGGTTCTTTAAATAGAAGTGGTTTAGTATTTACTGATAGTAATAGTGGACTAGTTAGTGCTGGTTACACTAAAAACGGATTCTTAATAGGTAGTGAAAG